TAGGTCTTGAGAGATGCACCAGCAATAGAACCTGTCATACCGTTCTGCACAGTAAGGAACTTACGCAACCCATTCGCATTGATCTTATTGAAAGTTTTTCCAACTTGTGATAGTATAGTAGTGATTTGTTCTGTCTCTTTATCAGTAAAAGTAGCCTTACCAGATACATCTTTGTAAGTTGCATCATCCATCCACACACTAGAAGGTTTACTCAACCCACTAATATCTGCACCGAATGAGGCTTTCATTCCCTGCAAGGTGTCACCTGTGTATGTTGTATGCCAGATAATACCAATCTTTGCCTTATTGATGGTCTTACCTAAATCACTATCAACAGGAATTGCGTAGACAATTGTGTTGGGTTGCATTGTGTAGTATTTGATGCCATCGATAGTTTCTTTTTCAACATCGTCAGTGAAAAGGAGATCGCCCTGTAAGATACCCTTGATACCTAACTTTGAAAATTCCTTGAGTGCAATCTTAAACTTTGAATTAAGATTGCCAGATAAATCATCATCAATGTCTTTCTCTGTGTAATATATTTTTGGCGATTTATTGAACATTGATTTTTTCGCAATGCAGAATTTACCATTATCAGGATTGATACCACAGAACATGGCTGGAGAACCGTCCCATTTTTGCGTGATCGCTACACTTGAGCGTGCAGAACCCGCTAACATATCTCGTAGAGAACGCAGGAAGTCAAGTGCAGCTCTACCACCATCAACACCATAGTTGAGGATTTCATCCTCCAGATGTTCTAGGTGAAGGTTCTTACCGCCCTTATCTTCTGCAAGAAAAGATTCAAAAGACAACTTAGGGCCAGAGGTCTTGAAATCTTTCTTACGCATAACAGTTTTTGCCACCAACTCCAACTCATTTCCTTTGAGGTTGAGGACAAATGGCATATTGATATTCGTCTTCATATCATTGATAACAGCTTCAGCATCAGGACCAAGCTGTGCTATCTTCTTACCATACTTGGAATAAGACTGCTTGAATAGACGAGTCAGTTCAGAAGGTGTAATATCTTTCTTATTACGAGCATCATTCACCCGGTCCATAAAGTGCCGAGTGAACTCAACATCAATACCAACCTTTGCGAACAGACGGTCAGCAAACTTCTCTACCTGATTTAAATCTGATTGTGTTATCATTTTACACCAAACAACTTTTCTATATCATCCACATTATCTAAACTATATTTTGACTTAGATTTAGTAATCATTCTACCGATACATCTTAATTCTGCTCTGCGTGCTTGGATAATTTCTTCACTACCAGCTTTCTTTGAGAACGATCTACTTGTACCACCTTTCGTATCTCCAGCATAACCAATGCGAAATTCAACATTTATTTCACCTTGGAATGCGGGAACTGGAAGATTTAATGGATTTTTACCCATGTAAAACAAACCAGCTTTACCGATTTGAATATAGTAAACATTCTTACCGTTGTATAGATTTGTAATATAACGTGAACCTAATTTTATATAACTTTGAACTGCTCTTTGATATCCACCCTTAACTGCTGCTTGTCTAGCATCTGTTGAACAGATGAAAGGAACTCCAGCTTTAGCATATTCGGCATGTACTTTTTTGGGTTCTTGTGTTTTTAAGAAATCTAGATATTTGTCAATTTCAGGAAGTTTTATCTTAGCGGCATCTATTATAATTGATAAATCTTCTGGTTCTGTGCTCGCTGCTAATTTTTCTGATGGTATAAATTCTTTTATATTTCTATCATATCGCAAACTACCACCACCCATCTGATCCTTTATACTTGCCTTAATCTCTATATTAAATGGGTTGCCGTTATAAAATGCTTCAATGTCGCCAGAACCAACATTAGAAAATCCTGCGCCGGGTTTCTCACCAGAATCTAAGGTAGGAACTTTAGCAGTTTTCATTGCAGTGTGAACTTTTAATTCATAAACAAGACCTGCTGAACCAACTGTTTCAGTTAAGATATTCTGAATCCTATCCACATGGGGGATATATGATTCTGTGCGGGGGCGGATTTGCCGGACATAGTGGACGAGATTTGACATTCAACTGCTCCATGTGTGTATTATATTCTATTTATATAACATGGAACTTGATGTGTGTCAATAGCATATTTTTAAGTATGTCAATTGATAATATACAATATCTCGTTTTTTATATTATCACTGTCAGACTTAGTTTCGTTGGGCCTAACCTCAAGCCGTTCCATCAGCATAAAATTAGTTAGTATATGACTTATCTGAGTATGACGGCCCTGTAACCATTTTTCTGTCTGTGTGTCTTGACGTTCTAGGTGTCTGCGTTTTTCTTCCTCTGCACTCACAGTTAGAATATACACCTTTGCTTGATGATTGTCAAGTAACCACTCAATATCCTTCGCACGGAAGAATCTATCCCCCTCTAGGAAAATGTGGGGATGTTTGGGTGCCTCTTGATCTATGAAATCACGAAACTTAGAGATGGCACCATAAGATATACGATCAGTCCCACCAAAAGTCTCACCCTCTGGATAACGACCAATAACGAGAACATCCCCACGTTTCTCACATGGGAATAGCTTCATGGGTTCGAGCATTTCGCCCGAACCCAATTCACTAAGAATGTTTCTTGTTAAAGAGGATTTCCCAGAACAGGGAACTCCACCGATCATTAGAATCATGCTGCAACTTTTTCCTGTAAAAGATATTTACCTTGATATTCCAAAAATCCATCAGGAAGATCAAATGGCCAATCCCATGTCCAACCATAATTTTCTTTATATAGCCTTATACCAGAATTTTTATATCTATCAACAATTGAGCAGTAGACAATACCAGCAGTTTTTCTATCTGTCCACTCTTTCAACATATTATTTTCTGGTGTAGAAACATAAGCAATTTGTGAACCCATAGTCCACACTTCTTGAAAGTCTGTAAAATTAGAATACTTATCCCAATTGTCATACACAAAATACGAAAGTGATTGTGGTGCTGTGACATGATCTCCACATACTGGGAATTTTTCAGCTCTTCTAGATTTTGCAGTCGCAGACATAAATCCTGTTGAAATTGAACCACAACCATTATAGAAAATCCTAGTTGCACTTCTCTTGTGACGAGTCTGTTCCCAACCATTACGATCCATAATACCAGACATTGCCATCCATGTAATCTCACATTTTGATAAACTTGCATTAGTCAACATAATTAAACCATCCTTCATCTGTAGGCAACTGTTTCGTGAAAACAAACTTTATGTTTCCAAGTTTAGATTTTTCTTTACCAGTTGTTAATTTAAGGGCATTAGCAACCATATCTGATTTAAACTCCAAGCAAGTCTTTCTCAACTTAGGAATGTCTTTAGAATTTGCACCAGTGAACGTAACAATTACAGTGGTATCTTCACCTTTTGAAATCGCATCCAACAAATCCCTCTGTAACCTTATCCAGCGATCCGATCTCTTCAAGTCTTTCTTACCAGTTAGTTTTTTAAGGATATAGTTAGGTGTTCCCAAAATGTCAATACCGTATTCATTAAAATACTCGGCGGCGATTTTATCATCTAACATGATTTCAACTGAAACATAATCAATTCCAGCAGTTTCTAGAATTTGTTCAGCAAGAACAGAACGTGATAACCAACCTTTAGGAAGTGTTGGATATTTTTTTGCAATGTAGTTTGCAACAGAAGTTTTATTTTTATTGATTTTAACTCCTCTCTTGACAAGTTGTGCAACAGAAAAAACAAAGTCTTCTTGATCTGCATCAGTCTTGAAAGGTTTTCTCATATTTTCGTCTAGGGCATAGGCGTTTCTTGCATCATCACTAACAAACTTACACCTTGCACACCACATATATGTTTCATCTTCCCCATCATGGGCATCATACCTGTGTTTACCAGAAATCAAATTTCCATTTTGATCTACTACAGGCGGTTCATGCAAAGTAGGATTATATTTTCCTGATTTTATTTCATTTTGTAGAAAGTCAACACCAGTAGATTTTACTCCACGAAAACGACCCCAATTACAATTTTTATCGTTGATATCTTCTAACGCAATCCAACAATATTCAAGCAGTTCCATACCTTCAACACATTCGACAGGAAACTGCATTAGAACAGGAGGTTTTGGTAATTTCTTTAATTTCTTTTCCATATCTTTTTTCTTAGAGCGATCCCGTTTAATTTGTTCAACTAAATTGTGTCTCTCTGTATCACTAAATTGTACGACTTGACTCATTATTTTAAATACTTTCGTTGTTTTCTCAGTTTATACCTAAGTATACACAGCATATCAGGGTTTGTCAAGGCAAATCTCGACCGTTAAGTGCTTGATTCTAAAGGAAACCTAAAAAAACTCTTCCAAATTGCCGATTTCTTTTTTTGCGAATCGACCAATCAGGCGTTCTGATTTACCCATATTCCCTATTGTGGCTGCAGATAGGTCCGTATAACAGACCGTTGTGAACCTCTGTCCCGCACCACGAATAGGTGTAACACAGTGTAAACTCTTTGAATCAGCGATACACACGCAGTTATCTGGGAGATCAAGACCTACACCCCAACGAGGGAATGAGAGATACGCTCCCGTGTATTC